ATCCAAAGATACCTCATGCTGATCCTGGTTAGGGTCCATCACATGATACCTACGATGTAAATCACATGTCACTCCACGATTGGGACACGCATCATCTGCACAGGGAACTATCTTGCAACAAACCGTCTGACGGCTCTTTAGAGCCTTCGGACACTCCATCTCCAAGTTAGTCAAGTTAAACGTGTTCCGAGTAGTAAAACAAAAATCTGAAGTAATATACACTGAACCTTTTCGGTTCATATCTGCTACAAGCAAGGGAAAAGGCTGTGTAGAGACAAGCTGCTGCATAAACAATGCCTGACGCGAACGAACTTCCTTTGTTGTGTGTTGAAAAAGTTCCTCATAAAAAATCAAAGGTTGATTGCAATAGCCATCAAAATAGTCCTCTCTCGCGTTCATGTGAAACCCTGCATTAGCAGAATACACTGGCTGATATCGCGCGTCCATCGGACACTCCGTTCGAATCGTATTATACACTGAATGAGCTATTTTTTCTATCTGGGTGCTCTTCCCAGTCGACATCTCTCCATACAAAGAAAACCACACTGGAGTGATACGTTTCTGTGCTGTCTTAGCAAACAGTGCAAGGGCTGACTCCATCTCTACTACCTTCCGAACCTTGGACTGAAAAAGGCGCGAAATCTGGACATGAACTTGATCCGTCAAACGAATAGCATTACTCTCCAACGCATGATATCGATGACACAACTCTGACACATCCAAAACACTTCCGGGCTGCAATGTAAAAAGACCCGCCCAGGCAGCATTTGCTGATTGCAATGAATCAAAATGATCAACATCCTCACATGCTTTATACATCTGAAGCTCCAAATGAGAAGTAGGCAACGCCTTACCAGTAATAGCATAGGTCGCCCAAGAAAAGAAAACGGGAACCTTCGCAAAAAGCCACTCAAATGCTCTAAGATAAGACACAAACTTGGGAAGTCGCTCACCCAGTCCTAAAAATGTCTGTGATATCTTGTCTGTCGTAAAACACGTCGAAAAGGCCGAAAACAAATCACCAACCCTAGTCGAAAAAGAACTCTCCGGAATTGTCTGTGGCTCGGGAACAGAACCATCAACACACACATCCAACCAGTCAGAAAACCGATTCAACAACTGGAGTGAGACTCCAATCCCCATCACCCCAACAAGAATAGCTCCAACAATCTCCCACGAAACCGCATAGTGCATACATTTCAAAAACCACACAACAAGAAAAACTCCAAAAAAACACTTCAACCATGACCATGCTGTGACCGCAAATGTCTGAACAAGTGGGTACTTATCAGTCCAATTGTCCCACCACACACAAAAATCTCGCCAAACACGCCGGATAAAATCACGGGCAATATCTGGCAATGTATCCCGAACAAACGTCAAAATTTTCCGAGGAATATCTTTAACAAGAGTCCCACCAAATGCTGCGATCGCAACCGCCCCTCCAAATGCAAGTCCAAGCTTAGCTAGACTCTCATAGCCCTGAGGCTCAGTCTTCTGCCAAACTCGAACCTGCTCCGAACCCGCCTTCATGTCACAAACATCAATCATTAGACGAGCAAGTCTGCTTCCTCGAAACTTCTGATACATCAAAAGGAGACGACGATGAGGACGTTTGGACCAACCAATTAAGGTCAGAACAACTCCTTTGGGTGTCTTCTCCTTCATCAAACGAACACAAAACCGCAACATCATATCGGCAAGCTTCTCAACCTGCCAGACATCAGTCACATCCCATTTCCGTCCAAATTCACGAATCAGACCTGACTTGTACATAGTACGCAGTCTACGGTGAACTGACTGCTTACTTTCGGCCCCATGTTCCTCACGGGGCTGTGGACTGTACCAAGATTCATCATCCACTACTTTGGGTACAACCCGTCGTGCAAGAACTTTCCTCTTCTCAGAGTCCTGCATGCGGGCCTGTTCCTTAAGAACACGCTGACGCGTAACCAAGAAACCGCTCCGAGTCCGGATCACCTCCGTAACTGGAACACTTGCTGTTTGGCAACTTCCGTCCTCTCTAACAAAAACTGCCATGGTTGTGCACACCTTCTGGGCGGGAACCCGTGCAACAACATCCCCTGCTGTCCTGCGTGTAACGCAGAACCGGTCATCCTCTACGACAACCTTCGTCTCCAACCATTGCTGTCTCATTCCACAGTACGGAGAATAGCACATGTGGTGAAAACAATAAAGGTTAACGTGGGTGGAAGTCTCATGCCATTCAATAAACCCGTCACGGTCAAAGAACACACAAGAGTCCAGAACACTCTGGTTATTTCGCCAAAGATTCTGGGCGTTTTTAAGTCCACGTCGGAAAAACTTTTGAGTATCTGCTACAGAATAGGACTCAACATCGTCGTCATCAACAGCACCAATGCAAGAAACAACATCGGGTACATTACTGGTAGCAACAGGGTCGCTACTAGTACACGAATCCAATGAGGCTCCAGACCAGACACTTCCACTAGAACAACATAAGCAGCACCCCACATCAGCACAATTAGCAACAGAAATGGATTTTCCATTCGAAGGAAAATCAGGAGCAGAATCAACAGAAAAATCAAATCCAAAAACCTCACCATCATCCATAATGGAAAACGTTTAATCAAAAATACTTAAGGCCAAGCCGACATAAAAAGAAACTAGCGACCGAAGTCCTAGGGTTGTGTGCTAATGAATCAGTAGCACAAACTGAAGACGCTGGTTAATTGGTCCGTCGGCTATCCACACCGAACGCGTTAAGACAGTAACAGCACTGTGTGAATCTACCCTATCACATGGGATCCCGGGATAACCAGTAATTACATCCATCCAAAGTAAAAACAAATTCATGTAATCACAATAAACTTCATATACACTTAATTATGGGAGTCATCTCAATATAAGGCATTTCAAAGAACAACGATGATTAATCTATGTTACCTCTCGATAACACAGACC